GCAAACTTAAGGCCTGGAACTTCCGAAGGTGATGCAATAGCTAATCAGTGGGCGAGGGCATTGATTGGCTATACAGATGTAATGGGTAATAGCGAAGACGACACATTTATTTCAGCCTTGCTTTACAACTGGAAGAGAAATAAAGATCTTTTTGCAATGTTGAAATTTAAGCAATATGAATCACTTGGCTCTATTTTGGTGAATGAGCAAAAAGCAGTGACTTCTGGGAAAACCGAGTCAATGATTGCTCATCTCGTAAAAGATAAAAAAGACTACTTTAAACTTAAAGATCTTTTTGTAACGCATGAAACACCATTCCCAGTCAATATTGATGAACTTGGAAACCTTACTCTAAAACCACTGTCTGCGTTTGATACAACTTCAATGCTTCCTAAAGGTGCGTACTCCGGCGGCCCATTTCAATTAGGGAAAAAAGCAGAGTATTTTAGAGACACTCTGCATTTTGCCCTTAATCACCGAGTAATTGGGCACGGTGGTCGTCAAAATATTAAAGAGGGTAATTTTATAATTTCACAATTATTGCCATTGTTAAAAAATAACCCAGAGGCATTGGACAACCTGTATTCAGTTGATACATTCTTCACGCCCCCGCCGGGCAAAGGGCTGAACTTCCCAGCGGGGACATTCAGAGTCATCCCTATTAAAAAGGGTAGTGGGGTGAGTCCGACAGATGAATTAGAGAAATACATGATAGAAGTTCTTGGGATTACAGAACAAGCAGATGCGGGGTCTACATTTGGAACTATATCTCCTGGGCAGATAGTTAAAAAATATATGATTCGCGGAGGCGAGCATGGTGCCGAAGATAATAGCGGAAATGTCATTAGCTTCTTGTTTGCTAAACTTCTTGGAGTAAAATCTGGTCGTCACTTTGATCAATTCGGCGCTACCACTGTATTCGGGGGTCTAAAGAAAGGAGCAAATGTAAAACCATCAGAGTATTTCAACTTTGGTACCTATCCACTGGCTGGGGAGAATGCCTGGTCAAGAGTAATGTCAAGAGACCCTTTTGTACAAAATTTTGAGATGCCGTATGAAAATCCACAATTGATGGAGAAAATTAAAAAGACCTACGATCTATTTCGCTCTTATAATATGTCCTATCCAGGTGGTATGCCATATAAGCCAAGAAGTTCGTATAACGGCGGCTATATGCCTAAATTCAAGAAAGGTGGCTACCTCAAGTTTAAAGAGGGCGGAGAAGTTCCTTCCATTCTTCATGGCGGAGAGTATGTTCTTAACTCTGCGGCTGTAAGGAAATATGGTTTAGCTCATCTTGAAGCAATGAACCAAATGAGATTTAAAGTCCCAAGCGCAGGGTTCTCTGTACCTCAATCAACATACAGCGGAACTGCGGCTGGCGGAATGACAACATCAACACAGAATGTAAACATCTATGTTGACAACTTTATCGGAGAGCCAGAGTGGTTTAACTCAATGATGAAAGATTATAATACAAAGATTTTGCCAAAAAATCAGAAAGCCGCTGGTCTTGAAAATCGTGTAATTTCAACATACAATGGTTTGAACAGGGGTCAGTAATGAGTATATATAAATTATTGACAATAGACGGAACTGAAATAACCGAACACGGCAGGACTTTGAGTATTGCTGAGGAAATTGCGGCTAATGATGTTGATTTGGCAAGTGGTCATAGAAGAAGGTATTATTCCAAGAATAAACAAAAATTCAGCCTTAGCTGGAAGTACCTTCCTGACTTGCAAAATGCAACTGCTGACGGGAGAGTCGGCAGGAACTATCTAAGCAATTTAGTCAACACAAGAGCAACCGTTACGGTGGGGATTGAGTTAACCCCAGGCGGGGGTTTTACTGAGTATGAATGCTTTATTGAATCCTATTCCGAAAGCATAGAGAGGAGGCATCTAGATACAAAGTGTTCGTATTATAATGTAGAGCTTTCATTGGTAGAGCAGTAATATGGATATTAATTTTTATTCTTTTTCTGATCCTCTAAATAGTGGTGTTGATTTCTATACCGCTGATGAATTCAAATTAGCGTCTTCTTCATTAACTATTGAATCAAATGTTATTGTTGATTTTGAAAAGTTTAGTTATTCACAAATCTCTATTGATGTTAATTCAAATACGCAAACAAATGCAACTAAGATTGCGTTTGCTCAATCTAATGTTACAGACATACTCAGTGCAACAGTAACTGTTGGCACTAGAATTAAGAATGCAGAAATTGTAATTAATAGCTCTTCTCTGGTTGAGACATCAGCCATAAAGATTGCATATTCACAGTGCTCCATTTCTATAGACAGTAATGCCGTAAGTAATTCTACAAAGATTGCAAAAGCTGCATTAAACATCTCCGGCTCAGGGGATCTGGTTGCCTCTATGAAGAAAGAAGCATACGGGGCGGTTGTTATTGCCGCAACGAGTTCAGCAACAACTGCTGTAACAAAAATCTCGTTTATAGCATCAGCGCTAAGCGCCTCGGTCAACTTAATGACCGCTGGAAGAATAGCACTCGCTACTATCCGAATGGCGCTGGGGCAGATAGCCGATATCTCAGCAACTGCAATTAAATTTACATCAGCCGGTATTGTTGACTCCTCATTAATCAGGACGCTTTTGTTGATTGATGAAAAGCCAATAACAAGTCATAACAGGAAATTCGACTCTGGACTGGAGCCGATATTCACTCAAAATGTTAATTGGAACAACAGGAAGACAAGGTATTATAAATCAACATCGAGGTCGGGCCGAAGGGTTTTTAACTTGTCATGGTCATGGCTGCCGAATTCCAATGAAAAAACGGTTGATGGTAAAAGAGGTCGTGATTTTATAAAAGAGATAGCCTCTGATCCAAGCTACCATACATTTAGGATAATCAATTTAGATGAATCTGGCCTTACACCGCCAACTGAAGTAAGTTATAATGTATTAGTGAAAGATTATAATGAGTCATTGATTAGAAGAGATCTATCTGGGGATGTTTTCTTCTGGGACTGTTCACTGACGCTGGAAGAGGTGTAGCATGCTGCAGTACGGTCTGTATGGTAAGCAGATATCTAATACTTTTGTAGAGAAAACAACTTCAATATCACAAACAATCAAACCGCTCATTTTGATTGACTGGCTTGACAGCCGACATGTCTTGAAGAGTAATAATACTGAAATTGCATCCAGTGCATCCTCTTTTACAGCACCATCGAATAATGATATTACATCAGAAGTTAACGGAATGCTTTTAAGAACAAACAGATTGACTCCTACATATCGTTCATTAACTACTGCCGAGATAGAGTTTAATAAGAAAAATAGATCGAACTTTTATTTTACTCCAAATGAATCAATTAACGGGATAGAACGCCAGTCATTTACATGGGCTGTTTGTGATGCTAAGGATAAATTTGGAAAAACAATTACCGCCAATGGTCAATGGCATGCCATGCCTTCATCTAAGGACGATAATTATGAATTTGGGTTTATATCGGGAGTTAAGAGCACTAGTAGTTTACATGCTACCCGAAGCGGCTACGAGTTCTCTAGTCCAGTTGTTATTGAGTATGTATTTACGGCGAGACCTGTGAATATATTGAAAGTGATAACATCTGAGTATAGTGGACAAATTAAATCATACAATATACAGGCGTATGAAAACACCAGTACTCTAGTTTTCAATAAAGATTCGGAAATACCAGATGAATCTTATTACAAGACTCACTACTTAAATAGTTCAGCGATAAATAAAATTGTTTTGACTATTCACACAACAAAAAATCCACTGGACAGAGCGAGGGTTAATGAGGTTTGCCCGATATACAGGGTTGATATTACGGACTATGTAATTGATTTTAATATATCAAAAGTAAGAGATGTTCATGAAACAAGTTTACCCATTGCTGGTGGTGGTTCTTCTACATGTAGTTTAAAACTTGATAATAATGCAAAAGACTTTAGCATATTCAGCTCCGCATCGACATATGGCAAGTATATGAAGAAAGATTTGAGAGTGTATGCGTACACTGGATGGCAAATACAGAAAACAAATAAGTCATCAATCGACAATATATTATCGACATCTATCAACTCCTCAGCGGGGACAATCCCCTTGAACTCGGTAGATGAGCTACCAGCAGGGGGCGGCGATAATAATTATATTGTAACAATAAATCCTGGGAGCATAAGCCAAGAAAGGGTCTTGTGTTACAAAGGTTCCGGTAATAATTTAACCGTAGTGCAGAGGGGGTACGGCGATACCGATGCCGCCTCGCATTCGGCTGGAGTGATTGTCAGGTTCGATCCATATGAATATGTCCCGGGTGGAATTTTTTATGTTGATGAATGGCAATCCTCATCTAGCGATATGACAGTATCTGCCAGTTTAACAAATTGGAGCAAATTCTCAAATGAGAAAATGATAACTGATGGCTATTTTATGCAAGAAAGTACAATTGCTGGTGCTGTTAGTAATCTCTTGTTAAGGACGAATTTTCCAAAATACGACATTGATTATTTCTCCAAGCCATCTGAGACATACAGAAAGAATGATGCTATTTTACATTTTGGATTTGACGAAGACACTGTGGATCGCGCCAACTCTCAAAGAACACCTGTATCTTCACTGAGAGCTCGATTTGTAGCACTGCCAGAAAAACAGCGAAACACTATTAAAGATATCAAACTAGATGCAAATGATAGGGCGCTTTCTGCGGAAGAGGTTGCGCTTGAAACAATTACATATGTATCACCTTCATTTGTGTCGACATCAACTGCGATATCCACACAGCCCGGCGGCGAGGCTGAGCCGGTCGCTCTAAATTATTTAAATGACTCTTTCACTGCAGCAAATGGTGACACTGTAACGGATTACTACAATGGGGTGTTTGATGGTTACTATATCCCCTCAAGTTCTGGAGTCCAGAGGTTGCGTCTTGATGTAAAAAACTGCGGTGTCAGAATGTTCTTTAACAAGAATCTTACGGAAATAAACAAATGGTATGAAATAGACCCAGGCAATAATACATTAACGACATTCTTGACAGAGGAGATGGATCTAACTGCTGGGAAAATGTATGAAATTAGAATAGAATTTTTTCATAAGACATACAATTTCGGTATTGCTCTTAAAAAAGTTGTTGGCGGAACAATTGATTGGGTGTACGGTCATGAGTGCTCTACGATATCCTCAATTGACGGTATTGGGTCGAAAAATAATTCTACCTATCTTACATTATCAAGCGGCGTATGGTCGTCGAATACATCTGCTAATTTTGTCGAGAGAGTAGCCAACAGAAATGACGGTAGATATATCGGCTCAGTTTTGACAGGTCAAAATAGCGGGGTCGTTTCTGATATCTCCAATAAGAGCGTACTATTGGCAAGCAATTCTTATATCAGGGCTCCATACCAT